GCGTATGGTTCCGTTAAGGATCATGTCGTTTTCGTCACGCAACACAGTGAACTCTTGCAAGTTCTGGGCACGATAAATGGCTCGTTCTGCTAGTACTCTGACATCATTCATTTTAACACCTCATCTTGAGTATATTTAGACCAGTCAGTAAACCGACTGCGTTTTTGTAAATCATGTAGGCTGTGACACCATACTCCGGGATTGGTTGCCTGAAAGTCCCGGTCATCCAGTTTGAGTGTGGCATTGTAACCAAACTGTCGTATGTATGGTAGTTTAACACTGATCATGGGAATGAAGTTGTTGTATTCAACCAGAAAACTTTCCAACAGACCTTCGGCCTGTGCCACATCTAGGTCCAGGGTACAGTAGTTGGAGATCTGTTCTAGACAAGTACGGATCATCCACTCCCAATCACGCCAACCATCGCCGTCGTTTTTATCTAAAGTTGGAAAACTCTGATTGGCACCAAAATAAATGTGTTCACAATCGTTGTTTTTGAATTGCTGTAACACAATTTGTGGATCTTGTACGCCCACCACAAACAAGGTCCGGAGACCGTAAGCCGGCGAGTGTTCTACTTCAGTTCCAATAAAGAAATTTACTGCTTCGTGTCCTTGTCGGTTCATTGTACTTGTTCATGTTCGAGTTGATCCAATCGGGCCTGTTGGTCCGGGCTAAATTCGTCTTCTAATTGTACACTATCTTCTGTGTTGTCGTCAATAGTTTCGAACAAAGAATTGAATTGGCTGTGTGCATTTTTGGCCTTTTTGCCTTTGAATCCACGTGTGCCCACAATGTCCATCCAATAACGATCATAGTGTTCGATTATGGCTTCTGCTTCTGCACGGTCTGGGGTGGCAAATATGGCATCCACAATGTCCTTGAATCGGGCATGATCGCCATTTTGATTCCACATCATTGCGGGCCATGAGCCCGAGTCATACGCACGGTTGGCACGTTGCACAGCTTCAATGTGCATCCAAACATTGTGCCCCATCAAGAGAGCATAGCTGAAACTGTCCCACGACGTCTTGCCTTCTTTGCCAATCTTGTTCAAGTCGCCGGGCTTGTAGATACAGATGTCCTTCATCTGTAATTGTTGGCTGATTGGACTTTCATCAAAGTGCTTGATCAAGCCATCAGCAATCACAGCAGGACCAAATTGGCGTGTGTCTGTGGCATACTTCTTGTCATCCACAATGGGGCTCATCCTGTAGCACCATTTGTCGTTGTGTGGCAAATCAATGTGATGATAAACTTGACCATTGGCTGTGGCCAAGAACGGACTGGCACAGTCAAAGCTGATGGTGAAACTTGGATTCACATACTTACGCACAGCCCGTTGGATATCAGTGAGCAACACTGCCCATTCCAGCTTACTAGTTCCTAAGAAGTGCATCCAGTCATGTATGCCTTCTTGTAGTAAATTGTCATGACGCAGAGCCACCAGACGTTTCAACACCAGATGCACATCACACATGTTCTGTCCGCCCATGGACCAGCCATCAAAGTGTGTGTCAGGGTATACTGCAGGATCACAATAGTGTTTCATGATATCATACCAACGATCTGCGTCAGCATGATTGGCACCCTGTAGCACATTTAAAAACTTTGCGCCGCCATTCTTAACACCCTTTCGGTGTTTCATAAAGTAGTCGTTGTTGAACTTGGTGGCATCTACAGCTTCTTCCAAGGTGGTAATCTGACAGGCCGCTGACGCTTTTTTGTCGTGTATAACCCAGGTTGGAATATCAAGAATCATGCCATAGTCGGCAATACTATCCAGCCACTTGAGTACTGACTCACGTTTCTTTTGTGCTTTGGGACAACCCGAATTGGCTTTCCAGTCGCCTTCCCATAGGCCCTTGGCAATCTGGAATCCGCCCGAATCTCCTAGCATGAGTGTGCCGGGTTCACGGTTACGCACCATATCCTCGGACCAGTCTTGCTTGTTGAGATCCAAGTTGGCGTGACCACCCGAGTATAGAGACCACTTATATGGAAAAAGGCCTTTCTGGCTGTTGAGCCAGTTCATCTGTTCCAGGTCCTGGATACCAGCCGGCAGGCGAGTAGGATCCACGTAAGGACCGGCTACAGGGTCACGTTGCTTGCCTACAAATGTAGCATAGAAGCCCGATATGGCCGGCAGGAACACCGCATAGTCATTCTGTTTGGCGGTTAAGTTGTCTTGTTCCATATTACCATTCTAATGTTGCCGTTCATCCAATCGTCCTGTTTTTTTAAATATGTTATATCGAGCACTTCATAGGTAAATGGCATATTATCTAGTTGTTCCCGCACCCAGACATCAATATCAACTAAGCTCCACCCGTTAAAGTTAGGATCTGTTCCTAACATCCTGGACAAATTTAAAGACAAAAACAATCTACCATCAGGCTTGATCATTGATGTTACGTTTAGTATTTGTTTTCTTAGATGGGTTAAGTTCACAAAGTGCAACGCATTAATTGAAAATGCCGATTCAAAATATGCTTGATGTTCTTGAATGTATTGTTCATTAACATATCCGCATTCGTCACCATGATACTCAGGATGGCCAGGTGGTTCTCCAGACAATCCTATTAAATTAGGAATATATTTTTTAAAAATATTCCAACCGCAACCAATATCGTGTATTTTTAATGGGTTATGGCGAGTTAAATATTCAATATAATAAAAAGGAATGGCTGAAAATATAGTTTTTCGATTCCTATTACCGTACCACTCTCTTGGAGTTCCGCGAACATCGTCATAGTTATAATTTTCACCAAAACAAACTATATCAAAATCATTTTGTAATAATTGATATGTTTCTGTGTTTAAGAATTTTTTCTTAAATTCTTCTTCATTATACACATTTAAATCATTCATTTAGATTGTGCTGGAAGGATATAGTTGTAAACAGCAAGACCTGAATCCACGGTGATCATGGCAGCACCGTCATCACTAATACGGAAAGTCTTATCACCAGTCAAATCAAGAATACTAATTACAGTCTTGATTGGCCATGCCCAAGCACGTTTGAGTGTGCCACTCACGCCCGGGTGGAACACAAAATTACCCGAGTGTGTGCTATGATCACCAAAGCTGAACTTGAGATCGCCACTATCAGTCTTGGCAGTGAAATTAAGTTCTTCGGCATTGGCTTGTGCCTGCATTTTTAAACGCTGGATAGACGACACAGTAGGAGTAAACTCAATGTTCCAGTTGACACCTTTAAACTTGACAGTCTTGAGTTTTTCATTTACGATCTCTGACGCCATGAACCGATAGTTGTTTTTAAAGTCGCCAGTTTTGTTCTCAAAATTGATGCCATCTGGAGCACCAGTGTCCTTGCGTGTAATTGTGAGTTTGGCATCCTGTTGATATTCATTGAGATTCAACAGGATATTGAGCTTGGTCAAGTTAGGCATGCCAAAGTTACCAATAAAATCTGCTACAGGTGAAGAAAATGTTCCTTCTACTACCACGCTACGATCTTCGGCAATGCCGTTGATCACAGTGCTTTTGTCATCACCTGTGATTTTTAACAGGTCAATGACGCCTAACTTCAATGTGTGTTCTACTAAGTCTAATAAGTGATCTTTCATTGATAATTCTCCTTTGTGTTATGTTACAGGGTTTATTTAGATTTTGCAACTATTTTGGTATAATTTTTGCCAGGGCTTGACCGCCGCGCAAAGATTTAAAATTGCCAGGTTTACGTAACTCTAACCAGGTGCCAGGGCCTTGGTCGGTCCAACTGAAAACAATTTCGTATCCTATATTTTGAGCCAACTCACGTACCAAATATCCTGGAGTATAACAGCAAAAATGTTGCTCAACCAGTATGACTCCTTTGGCTCGGTCGCAGTCATTAAATGTCATGATTAAAAAACCACCAGGTTTGAGTTTTTTAAAAATCTCCGAAAGGTATTTTCGAATAATTTCAAAAGGTCTAAAATTAAAAAAGTTATAGGCAAATACCAAACCAAATTGTCCATTGGGCAACTTAACTAAAATTTCGTCACTGTTACGTTCATTTATTGTGTAAGGTCTCAGACGTTGTTGATACTGTTCGTTAAATTGACTCATGGCCGGTAATAATAAATCATGTGATTCATCTACTAGATATAATGGATCTGATGCTAATAATTCATTGATGTAGGTTTCGCGCCCAGGCCGGATGATCATAGCTGGGTGTTGCCAACTGTTGTATCTTACAATTCTTGTGCGATAAAAATTTTCAGTTTCATCGGTTATTTCTGGCCGACGATTCAATATGTATTCGGCAGTTTCGTATATCATCTCCTGTTCATACAATCTATAACTTTCTGCAAACCAGGGTTTTTCAGTAGTTTCAATTAATTGTTTGAGTTCACTTTTTAGTTCATTTAAACTGTGTTCAAAAATTTCAAAAGTCTGGTGTATACTTGTTTGATTCTCTTGTAATTTTTTAGAAAATTCAGCTATCTGTATTGTCTGAGTTTCAACTAAATGTGTGATTTTTTGTATTTCAATATCAGATGACCGATTGATAGCAACCGACGACATTGCATTGAGTTGTGCTTGATAATTTACCAGGTCGCTTAGTTTCATATTACCATTCAAACAGGGTTTGGAAAGTATTTTCTGTATTGGTGGCCGATTTAAGATCCCACTCCAATACACCTAATAGGTTGTCTAATTTTTGATCAACTACCGTTGTTTCCATTTCGGCGTCATCAAATGGCAAGTCTTTGAACCATTGCGGGATATGAGTTTCGTCTGTTGGATAACCAATACTAGTCCAACCCAGTGGATTAGATTTAAGTTTACATACAATAGTTTTCATACCATCTACAATCTGCATTGAATACTTGTCTGAATTCATCCTGCGCAGATTGTTCCAGTTGATAGCTGCACGCACATGTCCGGGCATGTTGGCTTTGCCCAGGCGCTCTTCTTCCTTGGCATACTTGGTCAAGTTATTGACACGCTTTGGTGATCCTTTTTCCCAACCCGGACGTTCTTTAAAAATGTATTTGAATGCACGAATTTTTTCAATAATATGATCTCTAGTGGCTCCGGTCAACACATCGTTGAGAATTTCACTTAAAAAGTCTTGGATGACCTTGGGAGTGTCGCTTCGTTTCAAATCTAGGCCCATGGCCTTGACCTTACCGGGTTCGCCATGTGTGTCCACACGCTTGTTCTCTTTGTCATAATATAACACAGCATACCGCTTCTTGGTAATAAACAAGCCTTTGCTGGCTACAATCTCTCGTCCACCACGGATTACTTCCCCCATCTCTCTAGGTACATGAAAAGCAGTTTCCATAAAGCCGGGGAAACTATCGTTGACCTGATCAGCAATACTGTTGTACAACTGCACAGCAATTTCTCGACTCCACTGCATGTTGCCGGCTTCGATTTCTTTCTGCAACACAGGATATGCTGTAAAATAACAGGAATCGGTGTCACCATAAATGATTGCTTCGCCTACATGATCGTATTTGCCAGTAATGCATTCATTTACATACGCATCCATGTGCTTGGCAATAGCACGACCTGTCAAGGTAGTTGACTGACCGATACGCTTGTCAAAAAATCTGCAACCAGGATTAAGAATAGCACCATACAGGCTGTTAAGGTTAATTTTTTTAACAAGTTGACGCTTGTCCCAGTATTCTTCATCTTCGGATGTGGTACATTCTTTCAGTTTGGCCTGCATGTCTTTACGTTCAGCATACCAACGCTTGAGCAAGCCGGGAATAATTGCTTCTTTTTCGTAGGTAAAAATTGTGCCATTAGCGGTGATCATCCAGGGGCGGTTACTATCAAAAACTATTTTCCATACTTCGGCTGCACTATGAACCGACTCTTCGCCATCTTGCCAGTCGATAGTAATCTCTGTGCCAGGCTCGGTGGCCATGACTGCTTCATATTCTAGACTGCCAAACAAGCCTTCCCATGCTCCAGCAAAACTACTGCCACTTCGCATCTTGTCACTGATATAACGATCAGTCATAATCGGACGGAGTTGTCCTATAATAGTCTCGGGACCCATGTTAAGCGCACGAATGGCACTGGGATACAAACTGTTGATGTCTATACTACCTACATACTCGTGGATACCTTTTTTTGGAAATGCAACATACGCACCAGCGGCCTGTGTGTCTTCGTCACTGTAACGTTCTTTGCGATTGGGCACAACCATACCACGTTCGTGTGCTTCATTGATAATGGCCTGTTCGGTTACAGCTACAGCGCCCATAGTAGTTTGTAGCAATACTGTATTTTCATGTGCCAGTGTGTTGGCAAGATCTAAGAATTTTAGTTTTTTATCTAGCTTGACTAGAATCATTGTATCTTGTCTGTTATACTCGATAAACTTTTTAAAGTTTTGATTGTACAGTTGATCCAAGGTGCCTTCAAATACAGTTTTGGTTTCTTGGAGTTCGTATTCAGCAATAGCATCTAAACTATAACTATGACGTTCTTCATATGTATACTTGCGATACAGTTGCATATAGTCCATATGCACACGACCAATCAAGTCATAGGTTTCATTCTCTGCGCCAAAGCGTTCAAATGTGCGTTTCTTAGGCAACTGACCCCATAAGCAGAAACGCCTTGTGTCATCTTTGCTTAGAACACGGGTAACACGATTGACTGTGTATGGTATATCATAGCCCTCACTGTTCCAACCTGAAAGTGCATCTGCGTCTTCAATAAGATCCAAGAACGTTTTTAACATTTCTTCTTCACGCTCAAACACAATGCAGTTTTCAAACTCTTGAGCAATTCCATCCGCAGTGGCTCGACTCATATGCTTAGGTGGTACAACAAGCGTGACCATCTGACCTAACCATTGCAGATAAACTGAAATAGCAGTGATAGCATTGAATGGGTCTGTTGTTGGACTAAAGCCACGCTCGGGGTCAAAGTCTACTTCAATGTCAAAGAACGCCACATTTAACTTGGGACCGTCTTGCCCTTTGTAGTTGTCCTCAAGACAGCGAAATACAGGATTAATGTCCGACTCAAATAATTTTTTGCCCGACTGCATGCGAATTTCTTTACGAAACTCTTTGTTGTTGCGTGTGCTGAAGCGGCTGACTGGATTGCCATATATGCTGACAAACTTGCCGCGGGGATCATCATAGTAGAACACATAGTTGGCAGGGTATTCCTGATATCGGCGCTCACCATCCTTGCGCTCAACCACGTGTATGCGATCGTGTTCACGATCAAATAGTGCATCAATATACGACATTGTTTCTCCAGTTATGGCTGGTTGGCCATGATTCATGTTCGTAAAGTGAACGACTCTGTGTACACAATAATTTAGTTGATTTTGCTTGCATGCACAAGTTTTTGTTAATCTTTCTCCAGCAAGGTCGGTAAGGTTACTCCAGTTTTGAAATTGTAGTTGTTTTTGAGTTGACAAAATTTGTAGTTGTTCTGCGCGAACTGGGATGATAGACGTTGGGTACTGGGATCATAGACACTAAAGTCTTGTGGATATATGTCGTGATTCATGAGTTGTCCTAGCACAAAGGTTACCCAAAACTGACTGTCAAAGTTTTCAAACAAGTCTTCAGTTTCCACAAACGTACTAAAAAAATCTGTTTTTCGATTGGAAAAATCTGAAAAATCCATGGTCCAACTGGGCGCATGTTGTTGCAAGGACTGATAAAAACTTTCTGGATCGCTGAGCAAACGATCAAAGTTTAAACTTATGAGATCCTTAATGGTATCAAACAAGCAGATGTATCTTGCAGTGCTTACACACTTGGTATAATACTCTTTGTAGTTGTTGTGGGTAAAAAGATCTGTCTCAGCGTAAAAATGTTTGTACATCACATTCACATAGAAATTAAAATAATAACTTCCACTGTAGAGACAATCAAACTCTGTTGGTTGCAGTGAATGTATCAGATGCACATCAGATTTGATTGTGTGTTGGTGGAAGTTAATTTTGTTTCTGGGTGTAGTTGGCTCGTTGTCAATGACAGCTTTTAACCAATTTCCTCCAGCGCCGCCGGGGTAACTAATAATCATGCTAGACTACAGAGTCTTGCCTACAGTGGTCAAGATTTGCTCCAGCAACTCATGATCCTGTTGTTCGCGTCCAAACTCACTCTTGTGCGCCAGGCGAATGGCCTTCTTCAGCACGTTGGGTTTGATTTCAAGTTCTTCAGCAATGGCCTTGACTGTGTCGTTGAGACCACCTGTGAGCGTCTCAATCTCGTGCATGACCTGCATGCCTTCATTGATGACTTGGTTGAGTTTTTTGGTTTGTTCTGCGTTGAAGTTTTGTGCTGACATTTAGGTTTCTCCTGTTAGTCAAACAATTATACAGCAATTAAGCT